TTCATGGACCAACAGTCAGTTGATTTTTTGGGAGCATCTGTGGAAATTCTAATCGACCAACTGCACTCACTCGCTGAGGCAGGTGAAATTGAGGATGCTGAAGCAGTTGCTGACCGCATCCGCGAACTACAGGAGATGCAATGAGTCAGGCGAATGTCGTGCATATGTTTCACGTCCCACTAATCCATTATGCGATTGGGGACTGGAGAAATGCGAAAAGACGTATCGTTGAGTCTCTTCCTGATTTGACAGAGGAGATGCTAAACTCTAACGGAGAAGTCTATACAGATTTCTTTGATGAGAGGTATAAGCATTGCCTACCTCCATATGGTGAGGTAGTGCTTGACATCCTAACACCATACCTAGGAGACTTCACGGGTCACACCCGCGCTGAATTCACCGACATGTGGTTTCAAACTGCAAAGAGGGGAATGTCACATGGAGTCCACAACCACGGTGCATCTGGTTGGAGCGCAATACTTTACGTTGACTTCAATCATACAGTCCATGCATCGACAAGATTCTATTCTCCATTCAAGAATCCTTGGAATGGAAATCTAGAGGACTATCATCCACCTGTGCAGGAGGGTGACCTCATTATATTTCCAGCACATCTACCCCATGAGGCACTAAGAAATGACTCAGACATACCACGCACCATTATCTCATTTAATCTGCGAGGCAAAGTCGATTATGTCAAGCACACCTTATGGGAGGATGGTGGTGACCCACGTATTGTAATCCCGAGATACCGAGACGATTGTTGATTGACTCGCTAGCTCAGTTGGA